GCTCCACCTGCCGCAGCTTCTAAAGCTTGGTCGTCTGGAACTACCTCAGGCTGAAGCGGGTTGATCGCTTGTTGAGGATTAAGTTCAAACTCTCTAAGATTCTTAATCCCTTGCAGTTCAAATATTCTATGCATTAATATCATAGGGTTCAGATTAAGAGCTTGGATAGTATCAGGGTTTGCAATCAACACTTGAAATATCTCTGACAATAGATTAGCCCTCCTGTCCTTATCAGACGGTAACGTTCCATCAAAAGGAACAAAGTCATACCCGCCCGCGATTTGATTAGGCTGAACCAATATGGCCTGTTGATATGGAACTCGTGTAGCTTTCTCACCGTGGATAAAGTTATACATCTCCTCAGTTCTACCCTGCCTAGTATTAGATAGCATTTGTTCACCAAGAGGTTGAAACCCTTGTGTCCAGAATAACTGACCATGCATCCTTAACCGAGCTGAGGTACTGCTTTGGACTCCACGAATCTCCTGAGCTGATCTACGACCTTTAGCCGTCTGCCCTAGTGCATTCTCATTTATCCCTGTAGTTAGTTCGATTAATTTCTCTAAAGTATTTATATCATTAACATGACCAGAGGTCACATCAGTAACCTGCAACTGCTGGATGGCAGACTTCAAATCCTTGATAGCAGTTCCCTTAGTTCGAATAGCAGCCCTGCCAGATTCGATGTCCTCCACATGCACTTTATCAGGATCAACGATAAACCTGTTATGAAGAGCAGTCCTAACACCGGCAATATGAGCGTTAAGGAACCATGTGATAGTATCTTGAAGTTGAAATATTGTTTCACTGAGACCCGGGTTATAGAAGTTATTATGATCAGGGGTATACTCGATTATGTTAAAAGTATATTGATCATGTAAATGACCCGCAGGTACCATACGAATGATTTTGTTATCATTAGCTACACTCACTATGAACTTAATAGGATAGTCTTCAGAACCAAAGCTGATGTCAAATCTCTCTGTCCATTCGCTTGGGACTATAGACATCTGCATCTCAGTGTGGACTACACTTTTCTCTGCTTTACCTCCAGTGAAGAGTATGTTCTTAAAGTTAGTATCCTTAAACCTATCCCCGACTCGACGCTTACGAGTTTTAAATATGTTCTCATCAAAGTTCTTAACCATCTTAAGACCAAAGTATTTCTCCTTCATCTTCATCAACGACTGCATAGATACGTCCTCTTCGTGAGCTACGAATAGTCCTTCTTGAAACCGGGCGAGGGGGAGGTCGGGATCTGGATAAAATGACCAAGGACTAACATTAGTAAACGTATGCCCTTCATAAGAAATGATCCGACTAATCTCCTCAATGATTCGAGCTTGAGGTTTATCACTGGTAAATATACCTATAACTTTTTTAACTATACTAGGCTGAACACTCACAGCAGTTCTAAACCGTGAATGCTCAGTCTCCCAGCTATATTTACTAACTCCAAACCCATATTTCAATGAGTCTAATAACCAACAATATAAATGTATTAAGAACCTTTTCTTCCTCATCTGAAAAGTTAAGTCGGCTTCCATCATAAGTGCGTTGGCTTGGTCTTCTGTACCTGACCCGTTGAGTTCATAGAAATGATCACGCTGAGTGAAGGCTGCAAAGAGGAACGATAAAGCTGTTTGAATTTGAGCGAAACTTACCGGCACTATCATCTTAGCTGGTTCTTTTCTCTTAGTTGCCTTTCTATCGTCTCGATCAAAGATTCGATAACCTCGATAGATCTGGTCGTGCCTGTCCCATGAATGCCAGTAGTCGCTCATACGCTGAGCAGACGCTAACATAAAACCATTATACTGCTGTAACAACGCACGTTGAAAAGCACTACCTGACTGATCTCTTGTATCTAGATCTTCGTTAATTTGTTCTTGTCGTACTGGCATAACGGTATTAAATATTAATAGGGTTATTTTTCTAAGATTTCAACTATTTTATTTAGTTGCGTGGTTTGATGCATCATATTATTTTCCATCAACAAGACTCTGTCTTTAAGTTCTTGAGCATCTTCTTTAGGAAAATAGTCGTGTTTAATATCATGTACTTCTTTTTCTAAAGCTGTACCTTGTTCTTCAGTAAATAAATTTTGGTTTGCAAACATAGTAAACCAACTACCTGCGCCAACAGCTACAATACCTAACAACCAGTACAATAACTTATTCTTTATTGCGGTTGCGAACGGAAAGTTAGTTCCCTTCTTCTCTGACATGGTCGTCATCTTTCTTTTGAAGTTTCTTTTTCCAAGCTTGTAGATCTTGTTCAGATATAACATAATAGCCCCCAACGTCAAGCTCTGTCAAGTAATCCCCTACAGTTACAGGGAGCTTTCGATTGGTAGCTACGCGAATTAAACCGTCCAACGCTTCATCATGCTGACCATACGTTACGTATATAGGGATAACTTTTTCCTTGACTCCAATCGTACTACAGGCTGTTAAGCCTATCGTCAGAGTCAGAAGAATCAGTATCGTCTTTAAGAATTTTAGCGTCATGGTTTTCTATTTTGGTTTCTCGCGCGTCAGACTTAAGTAAGTCCAGACCCATTGTACTTAGGATCTTGGCAAAGAAGCCAAGGACTAACTTAACTATGAACATCAGTCCTTAGGCGTCTTAAGTTGTACACCGATACGGTCAAAGAATCTTCCCACTTGGGAAAGGAACTTATTGTCCTTATCGGTCGGCGTGATATTAGCAATCGTAGTTGCAAACAGGTAGAATGTACCTAGCATTGACAACCAGTTCGAGGTTACGTATTCGATTATTGTATTCATATCTTAGTATGGTCTGGGTTTTGGTTTTGGTTTCTTAGCCATTGTGTATTGGGTTATGAGTTAAAGTTATTCTTCGGCTGGAATCCACCCTGTCGAGCCAGTTCCTACTAATAAAGCTTTGATTTGAGTGTTAGTATGTGTAGTCCTACTATCTTTAGTTAAAGCTGTGATACTAGAAAGCGTAGAGGGTCTTGAACCTTCATAAGTAATTACACCTTCAGTCGCATCATTATTGAGCCGAACAGTTGGTTCACTGTCTTGCTTTAACTGTGAGTAGTCTAAGCCTGACAGGTCAGATTGATTTAATATTTCGTATGTCATAATTTTCCTAAGACTATCATTGCCGCAGGACTAAGTGCGGTATCTGAGATAATTGCGTTTGATAAATAACCATCCCAAAATTTAGAATTTGTATCGGATCTACTTATCCAGCCTCCGTCCCATGACCCTGATCCAGTCCATGCTGACGAGTTAATAGTCCCTTGAGAGACTCCATTAAAAAAGACTTCGTGAGTTGTCCCGCTAAATTCTATGCCAATACTAAACCAATCTGTTGTCGTTACAGAGCTAATGTCCAAAGTATTGTTTGAGCCACCTGCCCTAATAAACATACGCAGAAGGTTGTCAGTGCTAGCCTTCAACATTTCAATCCTGTTAGTGCTATCACTTTTTAAAAACACCATTTCGCGATTTGCCCCATCTGTCCAAACTCCTGAACCTGAAACCTTCGCCCAGATAATAACAAACAAGTCCAAGGAATTTGCTAAGGGTGAAAGATCCCCTAAGACTATATGTTGATCTACTCCGTCAAATAAAGGAGCACGTTTTCCATCAGGTCCGACAATAGAGGAAAGGGTAGGACTGTTTGTATAAGTGCCATTAGTGCCGACAGGAGAACGATCAACCGCAGCAGTTCCGCTACGATCAGTTAAATCAAAATGCCTTATAAGGTTATTGCCAGTAATATGACGTACCCGTTGCTCGTAGTTGAGCGCATGAGACGCTAACGGCAGTAATGCTAATAATATTAAACTAAATAATTTCATTGGTAATCATATCCGGTAAATCCATATTGAGTAGTTCCGTCAGAGAACAACACTACAACATCTTCCTCGCTTAGTCCTTCAGATAAAGTAGGCGTTTGTCCTGTTGTCCATTTGATTGACGAGTCCCATGTGGCAATAAGTTCAAGACCGTCTGTAGAATCTTGAATCAATATAAGAAAACTTTGTCCAACTACATCATTCGTAATATTAAGCGTTCGAGTTCCAACCGCATCAGTTAAAGTTAATGTTGCAAAAGTACCTACCGACTGATCCCATGTAATAGTAGTTCCATCGGTAAGAACCTGATGTGTCACCAACGCTTGCATAGTTGGGGCTGTTCCTACTCCATTAGAAGTTACTACCTGTCCCGAAGTTCCTGTAGCTACAAAGGCTGGATCACCACAAGCGTCAAAGGTATAAAGATTACCGTCCGTTCCTCCGCTTAACTCAGGTAACCCAATTACATTATTCGCTATAGCAGTTGCAAAAGAACCAGTACCTGACCCTGTCACATCTCCTGTAAGGGTGATAGTCTGATCCCCTGTATTAGTACCTGATAGATTAGATGCTGCTAAGGTTCCAGTAAAAGTAAGATTACCTGTAGCTGTAGTACAAGCTGGAATAACTCCATTCCCATCATAGATTCCATCACCGTCTTGCATTGCAGTTAGATCATGGTAACCTAATACACTGCAAGCATCAGTTCCATAATATTGAGTAGCTGTTGCAGGAGTTATATTCCAATCAGCTACTATAGCACTGGTGGCGGGATTATGTAAAGTAAAAACTTCACATGAAGTACAGGTTATACCTTCAAGTAATAACCTAGCTGTATTACCAGAAGGGTTTGGAGCAAACAATCTAGTCCTATGTAAACCGCATTCTATGTTCTCAACGTGGAGATAAGTTATAACTCCACAACCATCATTCTGTTGTATATTATTTAAAACCTGTAAATCTAAGACACAAGCTGTACAAGTCTTAATAGCCATATACATCGACTCGCAAGCCCAATTAATATTGATAGTTGTCGCGTCATCATCAGTGTCTAAGGTGAAGTCTGGACCATCTAATAGTAAACAACCTCCTGGTGTTAGATTTACACTATCAGTGTTGATGACAAAGTCAGCGATAACGCTGGTGAAGTTTATATCAAAGCAACCCATGACTACACAAGTTGATTCAATTAAGCTACCGTCTCCGCCGTAGATCCCACCGGCTGCGGGTAAGCCAAGGCATAACCCGGCTACATCAGCCCAAGCCCCAGTGTCTAACAGAACTCTATTCCCTGTAGCAACGCACCCATCGTCAAGTACAACTCCATTAGTGGCTCCTGCCACTCCAGTGGTTCCAGTGAATGTATTATCAAACCTAACATGAGGTCTAGTCGCCGGGTCAGAAACAGGCTGACCAAAGATCAACGCCATAACGGATAATATGATTAATATACTTGCTAGTTTTTTCATGGTGTTGAAGCCTCGTTGTCCCAGTTTCCAGCGTCATAGAAGCCCATTCGGAAACCACCGGTATCGGTATCTATAAACTCTAATTTATTATTTCCATCTACCGCATCGAACCTGACGCGAGCATATGGGTTAAGAATAAGATTAAGGTCAGCTAAGGTCAATGGCAATCCATTAACCGAATCTAGATCCACTCTAGTTTGTGTTGTAAATGCCATTATGATGACCCCCTATATTCTACGTTAATAATAGTGGCTACTCCGCCTGTCTCAGCTAAAAGAACCAATTGAACATGTTCCAACGGAGTGTTAGCAATCTTCACCATTCCCCTACCTGCAGTTGTAATGATAGTAACGTTATCACTAGCTTGAGCGAAGCTTGGGTCAGTATTATTTGCTTTACCTCCTATAACTACAGTGGCGTCAGTAGTTAATGCTATATCAAAAGTAAATACATGATGAATTAAACGAAGCCCTACTATGTTTACATCAAAGTTAGGAGTTCCTGCTAATGTAAATGGACCCGGTCCAGCTCCACTTGCTCCTTGCGGTGTGACCGGAGAAGGTGGTGCGCCTGTACCCGTAGTATTAATAAGAATAGTTGTACCTGGTATTGTAGAACTGAGAATAAAATTATCATCAGGACAACGTCCAAATATTAATAATGTTCCATCGTCCAAGATTCTAGCATAAGCTAGACCGTTCGGAATATGTATCTTATGAGTAGAGTTTAATTTAGCGGCGTGCCCATTAATGGCATCCGCTAACGCTAACGCGAGTTCATTTGAATTTCGGTTATCGCGAATTATAAGGTCAGTGGCTATGTCATAGACAGTAGTACCTACAGTTACAGTCCCGGTTAATATTATAGTGTCAGTTGGAAACTTGATCGTTTTAACGAATGGTTTCCCTGAACTATAATAGTGTGAATAATCTTGCTTTAGTGATTCCATGGTCGGATTAGATTATAGATGATTGTGCCGCAGGTAAACTGAGATCAAATTCCATAAGGTTATCTTTAACCTCAATTGGTTTGGACACAGGATTTGGATTGTGATAGTTAAAGTTATCATGATAGACTCCCCGATATAGGCACTCCATCATATGATCATCTTTATCAATTGGTTTATTTTCTTTATCAAAAACATAGTTCTCTATTTCAAACAAAAAACGCCCGCAGTGTTCATGGACTCTAAAGAGAAACTCACCCTCGTTCCCTTTACTGGTTATGAAATCCTTCGTTAAAGTGATCCCGTGAGTTTTTTCTTTCGTGGACTTCTCTACCGGGATACCTAATTCCCAAAGTCTATCCGAGTAGGACAGTCCGGTTGTTTGGTCTTCTATGAACGCTGCGGGTTCACACAGTACGTAGCAAGCACGACGATTAAAGGTTCTAAATTTAATAGCTTTGGCTAGGTCTTCTAAAGATCCTTTTTGATATAACTCATCATAAAGATGAACGTAACCATTGGGGCTGACTGCAAAGAAAGTGACGGCGTGGGGGGTTTGAGGGTGGGTATCTATTATGTAAACTATCATCCAGTCAGGCGGAGGTTTTACTGCTGAGTCCCATTTAGGTGGTGCCCCTTTGATCACTTGATCCTTACTAAACTTGCCATAGACCAAACTGCCGAAGGCAAGCGGAAGTCCTTCTTCCCTACACTTACGTTCATCTTCATCAAGTTGGGATAGGTAGAGGGCAATCTCAGACGGGCTATTCAAAGGGTTATCTGCCATGTCAGCTACGAATGACCAAAAATTCATAGGGTCAAGCTCGGCATTTTTCTTCATATAAGTGTACATCCATAACTCAGTCAGGGGAGTCATGAGCCACCAAGCCGAGCCACCCCGGTCTATCAGACCTCTTGAGGCTGCGTTCCAAAGTGCTTTAGGCAGAGGTTCGTCACAGTGGATGAAGTCCCAGTCAGAAGATTCGAACGCACGGGGGTTCTTCTTAAATGCCTGAACAGTATCGAACATGACGACTGAACGTCGGATTCTGCCGTGAACCTCAGATTTAGTTCTTATCCCCACGATGCGTCCTTTGGCATCCTTGTCCGTCCCCTCGATACACCACTTAGGAAGATATTCAAAAAACTTGCCTATACGATCTGAGTCAGGATCATCATAGTTAGTAAAGATTTCCTTGACCTTATCCCAGTCCTCAGCTATGACCAATCCTTTGACGCCCCGGTCAGGGATGCCGAGGTAGCGAAGCGGGTTGCCCTCTGGATAGAACGGCCGGTAACCTAACAGCCAACAACAGTCTTCGACTACTCCTACCGTAGATTTCCCAAACCGATTTCCACAAAATCCGCTACGCCTTTTTCTGTCAGCGTTTTCAAAGAACCAAGTTTGCTTACGGTTAGGCTGGAAGTATAAAAGTTGATTTTCTTTATAATGCTGTTCAAGACTGATCTGATAATTCAACAGTCTTTTCTGCTCGGTAAAGATAGCAATTTCTAACTTGGCCAGTTCATCAGAGTTTAATGGATTGTTGTCTATCATGGTATAACCCTATTAAACTTTAATAGCGTCTTGCCCCGCCAGTAATTTTGTACGTTCTTCTTGCATTTGCTTTAAGCGAACGTTAGATTGTTCAAGGTCTTTTTGAATAGTTGCCATATCCCCTGAAGCGTTGAAGTTTAAACTTAAACTTTCAATTCGTTGAGTGGGCTTACCTAAATCTCTATCGAGAAAGTCTCGGCTAACCTTCTCTTCTATGGCTTTGTCGCCACAAAATAAAAGTTGATAACGTTTTTCAATAGCCATCATTGCACCAGCCTTAACTCGTTGACCCATTGGCATATCAACCGCAGTCTGAACCGCCACAACCAACTTTATAAAGTCCTCCTTGAGGCAAAGTCTCTTAACCCCCTCAACATCGATGTCTAAGGTAGACGCGATTAATTCCACCGAGTCCCCTTGGGCACGGCAGAAAGCGATCAACTTATGCAGGTGATCAGACTGCTCTAATT